CTTAGCTCTCTTATAACATAGCGATCTTCCGACATCTTAGACATATCAGGATGTTCGTTACAAAAAACCACCACATGAGCATTACCTCTTAAGATTTTTGTGCGGCTATTATATTTTGGACTAAATACATACCTATCTTTTAACTGCTCCAAGATAGTATACTGCAAATACTCCATTCCTCCTCTGGGTACATTAAACAAAAACACGGTTTTCGATTCATCAATTGCGTGAGCCAAGTCATCTCGTTTGCCGACGGAAAGCAATTGGGTCGTTTCGAAGTGTCGGGAAAAAAACCATCTCTGAAACCAACTCTTACCTGAATTACCTGTTGGATCAACGTAGAACACGACTGAACGGTCGTCTGGTTCAGTGATCAGCTCTTGGTCAAGAATGGATTGCCAGTCACGGAGGGTGCCGTCGTCTTGGAGATTGGGGACAGGCAATAAGTGTTGGGTGAGATCCAAGAGACTGTTGCGGTATCGGACGAAGAGATGCGGGAACTGTATAGCGATTGCGCGCTCATTGGGGGGACAACCGTTGGATTCGTAGTAGGAGAGACACCAAGTTGTATATTCCGCAAAATGTCCAGTGCTGCCAGTTCTGGCTGCGACGTTAACAGGGGGGTCTCCATATTCGACAAAGTTGCCCTCTTTCTTACAGTACTCTGCGGCTTGGAACGGTGTTCCTCTTGCGGCTTCGATGTGCGCGTTGTCTCCGATGAGTTCCTTTGCTGTGTTGAATCGCTTTCGGATAGTGAAAATGGCGAATCCTTGTATATGGGGTGTACCATTGTCGCCAACTTCGTTGCCAGCTACTAAATACTCAACTAGTGAGCGACCATGTAAAGTGGCCAAACGATCATGGTCAGCTTGGACCGGATTGTTGATTGTAAAACACCAGTACTTGGATTGACGTACCATTTTCCGTAGGATGTGCGCTGTGCGCACCTGTGCTTTGGTAATACTTAAAGCACAGTTTTTCAACGCTCAAAAAAATTATGATCGGTTATGGTACATTACGAGCAAAAAGGCGATACGGCAGTAATCGCTTGATCAGTGTTATTGCTAAGAAGGCTCGCCAACAAATGACAATGAGGGGTTCTCGAGCAATCGTACCATACCGAATGCGACGAGCTATTGTTAGAGCTGCACCAAGGGTTGCTGTTGGTGGTGCCCTTGCCACTACTGCTTTGAACATGTACCGGAACCGTGGTAGACTTAACTTAGGACGTGCACAACGTATAACTCAACGTATGTATCGTAAGGCACGTTCTGGTGTTGGTGAGCGAGTTGGTAGTGAACGTTGCCGTAGCCGTAACACGGTTGTTCAAAACGCTACTTACGGGACACGTGTACTAAACGTGACTCCATTAATAGCGAACGTGTCAGAAGGGACTGGTAATGATCAACGTATGCGTGACCTAATTAACGTTAGAGGATTCAAACTTTTTACTGAGTTCATCCATCAATCAGGGCGTCTGCAATACCTTAACATTGCTGTTATTCACCCTAAACAAGGCCAGGTAGTAACGGTAGACGATTTCTTCCGTGAAAACGAAGTAGACAGAGCAGTGGATTTCACTGACACCTTTACCGCGCTAAGTTTTGCTACGAGGAGTATCAACACTGACAAGTTCAACGTACTAATGCACAAACGATTCCGTTTGGCACCTGCAAACACCACTACCTCTGGGTTCCCCAATACGGATAACGCTAGGGTGTTGAAGTTCTACGTTCCACTTAAAAAACAAATTCGGTATCAAGACAACGACGGCGTCGAGACGCCTATTCATCAACTATTCATGGTTCACTGGTCCGATCAGTTTGGTACCATCAGTGGTGTTGCATCCGGAGCGGCGCAATATCAACTATTCGAACGACATATACTATACTTTAGAAACACTAGAGATTAACCTCCAACTTAACCATTAGTTAATAATATTATGTGTTCTACGACTTAGCTCTCTTATAACATAGCGATCTTCCGACATCTTAGACATATCAGGATGTTCGTTACAAAAAACCACCACATGAGCATTACCTCTTAAGATTTTTGTGCGGCTATTATATTTTGGAC